CCCCACTACCCCCTTTGGATGCCCCGCCTTGCCCCCCGCCAGCACCGCCAGCGGCACCGCCGGGGTCATTTTTTAAGTCTTTCCCTCCTTGACCGCCTGCACATGTCACTATACTGCCGACGACAGTGGCAGTTCCAGCCTTTCCGTTTGAATCACCTGTGTATTGACCACCTAAACCACCTTTTCCAATGGTGACTTTGATTTGTTGTCTTGGAGAAACAGATGTTGTTTTTTTGACGCAAGCTGCACCACCACCACCGCTTGGCGGCTGATTCATTCCAAGTGCACCGCCGCCACCGCCGCCGCAAGCAATGACTGTTATCTGGTTCACACCTTCTGGGACGGTAAAAGTGCCATCTTCTCTGAAAATTTCTTCGCCATCTTTTAATTGTAACTTGATAATTCGATTCAACTTACCAAAAACAGTGTTGTATGGTTCTTCGTCTGTTTCTTCACCGATTTTTGAAGGAATGTCATAAGCAATCAGATCTGCAGATCCTTTAATTGATTTTTCCAATGCTTTCCAGAATGTGTCTGTCCCAGCCTGCAAAGATTCTTCAGAAGGCGTTCCAAAGTTATCGCGGATTGCATGCATGTCATCAAGGGCGTTCTGGATTTCGGAAAACAGCACAACTAGTGCACCAAATTCGTTGCTTGCTTCGATTTGCTCATCGTTTCGCGGACTATCAATTACATACAGATTAAACGGATTTGTAGAAAGGACTTCCTGTTCACCAGAGAAAACGGAAATCTGTAAAATGATAACACCTGCCTGTCCCAGAATATCCGTTTTAAGTTTGAACTGACAACGTCCGTTTATTGCCTCTGTAATTTGCCCATCAATGAATTTATTGATAGGGACTTTGAAGTTACTGTCAGGGTGCGATTTTGCGCTCATAGTCACTGTGTGACTTGTCAAATCCAATGGCACGCTGTCATTAAATAACTGTACGTCAAGGTAACGAGAATTTACATCCCCTTTTACAGCAGTCACTTTGCTTGTAATATCCTCGTTGATTTCAATAATCAACTTTGTATAATGCTTCGCCATTTACAACCACCTCCATCTCGGCTCAATTTCTATCTTCTCCACATTTCCGGTCCATGAGATTTCATTGTTCCCAACTTTCAATCTAGGAAACAAATCATCATCCAGATCATGCGGGGTATAGGTTACCCCCACCCCGTCCAACACTTCCATCATTTCCGATTCCAATACCACAGATTCTTGCAATCCGTCTATCCTATATTCCCTACCATTGATGATAAGCACAACACTTCCAGTTCCATAGATCTTGATTTTTGGTTCCGCTGCCACCGTTCCACGATTGCGCAGCAAAGACGGCTTTGTCAGCATAACAAAATCATCCACTGCGTTGACACTGTACTTAAACGGATAGGTGTCAAAGGTCACCTGAAATTTCTGGAAATACTGGAGCATCTTCCCGATGCTGATCTGGTTATCTACTCGGACACGATAAACCTTATCTGGTTCTGTGGAAAAAATGGCTTCACCGCTTCCGTCCAACCATGCACAGATGCCATCCAGATTGGCACGCTCCACCACGGCACATTCCACCACTTTGTTGTAATTTTCATAGGTTCCCTCATCCACATGAAGAACCCCATCCCTTCCGGGGATTTCTTGTGTGCTCACCCTTCTTTTGGGTTTGTACACATCCGGCATGGAGGTGACGATGACCCCCATGTCCAGACTATTCTTTCCCCGGAAGATAAAATATGGTTTATACAGCGTTTCAAACCTCATGCTTTTCCTCCTTTCCGGGTACTTTGCTGTCTACGGAAAAATTCCAGTTCTCTGGCAAAGGTTTCCACCGATCTACCATTTCCATTATCGATACGATCCACATAGATATTGATATCTCCGTAAGCATAACTGCGGCTGTTGTTATTTTGCGTCACACTGCCGGAAACACCTGTCGGGCTTGGTACAACCTGCTGCATACCTCCGGCAACGATGCCGGAAAGTTTTTTGAGTTTCTTATTCCAGCCAACGCCAACACCCTCCGCCATATATCCACCGATTTCTTCATACACGCCGGAAGGGCTGTTGATGTCCATAGATGCTCTTGCCGCCCGTACCGCTGCCGCCAGCACTTCCGCAATGGCATTGACCACACCGCTTTTTCCATCTCTGACACCCTGCGCCACGCCTTCCATGAGCATCAGCCCAACATTCTGAAATTCCTGCTGAAATCCCTGCATCAATGTAATCAAACGGTCTTTCAACGCTGTCAGATATTCCGTCAGGATGGGTTCCTGTTCCGTCATGCCGGCAGTCACACTTTGGAATGTCTGAACGGCTGTCGTTTCCTGACTTCCAGAAACAGCATTGCCCAAAGCCTGTTCCAACGTAGTCCCCATCTGTGTTCCCTGGGATTCCATACCTGCCGCAAATTGTCCAGCAGCCTGCGTACCTGCCGCAAAAAGCTGTCCCTGCATATCTGCAATACTCTGGGGTAGTTTCTGAAAATAATTCTGTTCCAAAGAAGAAAACTCCGACTGATATACTTTTGCCGCTACTTCCTGAGCTGCTTTCTGCTTTTCTGCAAACAACTGCACATAATCATCAAAGGCACCATCAGACATGGAAATCAGCTTGTTCATGTAATCCATGGCATCTTCCATGCCCATATTGGTGATTTCCGATAACAACCCATCTGAAAGTCCTCTCTCTTGCAACTTGTCCAGAGCGTCCCCATATTTCTGGATCTGGTCGATTTCCTTCTGCAAATCTCCCAGCTGGAATTTTTCACCAATTACATTACCTTCTTCGTCCTTGATATCAATGCGCCGGAACAATTCTCCATAATCAGCCAGCTGATCCTGCAAACTTTCCTGTTTGCTTTCGATGGCATTCAGAGCGGACTCGTATTCCTGCTGGAATGTCTGCAATTCCTGCAAACGGGCTTCATTGGCTGCTTGGGCAGTGGTTCTGGCTGCTTCCACCTGCTTTTTGTTCCATTCCGCTTCCAGTTCGGAAATTTCCTCTCGGATTTTCTGGATGTTCTCCCCTTCGGCTTTGCTCAGTTCTTGATATTTCTGGCTCAGGTTATTCTGATACTGTTTCAGTTCTTCCGCAGCCGCTTCCTCTGATGCTTTCTTCTGTTCCGCTTCGATCTTCTGATTGATCTGATTGATTTCAGCTTGGAGCACATCCCCTACTTTTCGGGCAGTTTTCTTTGCCACGGTAACTGCTCCATCCATTTCACTTGCCACATGGAGCACACCGTCTGTCAAATCCTCCATGGCAGAGATGGGGACATCTGCCTTCCCCTTCAGACCATTTGCCAGACCGATGTCAACATTCTCTCCCACATTCTCTGACCACTTGGAGGGGGAATGTGTGTCAAACCCGCTTTTCCCTGTGAAAATGCTTTTGACAGTGTCCACCACCTCAGACGCCGCCGTTCCGATTTCCTTCACCTTTGAGAGGAGACCTTCTTTCAATCCATTCAGAATGTTCTTCCCGATTTCAACCATTTTTCCTGGCAGTGCCTTAATGGCATTGAGGATATTGGTCCCAACCTCGCGAACCACACCAACAGCTGTTTTTGCCATAGACTTCAATCCGGCTGCAAGAGAAGAAATGCCATTGGAACCGATGGTTTTCAGTGCCGCCGGGATATTGGAAAGTGTCGTTTTGATGGAATTGAAAATATTACCGGCAGTTGTTTTTATCGCCGGTCCCATAGACTTAATACCATCTTTCAGTGCAGTCATCAGATTTTTCCCCAATGACAGCCAGTTGAACGCCAAAAAGGCACTGACAATTGCCTGTATGATTTTCGGTATATTTGCCACCAATGTGGGGATGGCTTTTACCAAGCCAATGGCAAGATTCTTGATCAGCGTCAATGCTGCCACAATGAGTTTCGGTGCATTATCATTGATGATACCCGCAATATTGATGACGATCTGGGGGATGGTTTCAATCAGCGTCGGCAGGTTTTGAATGATGCTGTCTGCCAATGTCTGCAGCAAGGACAGCCCCGCATCCACCAGCGTTCCGACCCCGCTGCGCAGCCCTTCCGTAAATCCCACCAAAGACTGTAAACCACTTTCAATCATCAAAGGAAGGCTTTCTTTCAGCTTCGTTTGTAAACCGTTAATCAGGTCTGTAATGACAGAAAAACCGCCTTCTACACCACCGTTTTGAAATCCGTCCATGACATTCAGCAGATTTGTCAATAAAGCGTTTCCCAGATTTGTGACGCTTGTGGTCAGCGGCATCAAAGCCGTTCCCAAACGCCCTGTGGTCTGCTCCCATGCGGCGCTGGCACGGTTTGCCGCTTCCAGTTCGGCGTTGTTTTCCCGCCAAGCCTCTGCCGCCTGCGTCAGCCCTTGTTTGGATAATTCCTGTAATACCAGATTCGCCCGTTCACTTTCACTCTTTGTGGCTTCCAGCTTTTTGTTGAAATCGTCCTCACTGGTACCCGCCCAGTTCAGCACATCCGCAAATGTGCCGGTCACCTGTCCCACTTTAACGGTTTCGTTGATGGCTTCCGCCAAAGAATCAATGGGAATGGAATCCCCGTATGTCGCCCATGCGCCGATTGCGCCGTCTGTCAGCTGCGTCAGCTGTTCCAAACAAGGTTTCAACGCTTGTGGGTTTCCCGCGCCCGTTGCCGCCGATTGGTTATCCCCCAATACGCCATAAAGCTGTGTATAGGTCTGTTGGGTCTGCTCCGCCGAATAGCCCGCCTTTTGGCTGGAAACTTCCAGCGTCCCCATGATTTTGCTGTATTCCTTGGTGCTTTCTACCAGAGATACGATGCCGCTTACCAACGACTGGACGGCTCCGGCAATGACACCGCCGGCAAAAGCGTCTTTGAAGGAACTTCCGGCAGACTTGGCTTCTCTCCCCGCATCCTGTAAATCATCGGATAACTCATCCGCTGATTTTCCCAGACGATCCATCTGCCGCTTCATTTTGTTCATATCGGCTGTGGCACTGTTGATCTGGGATTCCAGATTATTTACCACACGCACCTGTTTGTTATAAGCATTTTGTGCCCGGATGGCTTCTGTGGAATTGGCGCCGAAACTTCTGGTGGCATCATCCAGTTCCCTTGCCAGCTCATCCAGCTTTGCTTTTGCACGTTCGGATTGCCCAGTCAAAAGGGAAATCTTATCCGCACTGGCTTGTATCGACCGTTCCAGCACTTTCCCTTGGGCAGTTAAAGATTCCTCGCTGTCCTCCATACCTGTGAAAGAGGAAACCACCGCTTTCATTTCAGAACCCAGATTTTTCAACTGGGCGTTGACAGCGCTCAAACTGTCCCGAAAGGATTTCTCACCATCGATGCCGATTCTTGCACCAATGTCTGTTGCCATTTCATCTCACCCCCTTCCGGAAAGAAAAAAGCGCCTGCAAATACAGACGCTTACTCCAACTTCAATATTTCAAAAAATTCTTCTCGTTCTTCTTCCTCCGTTTTGATGTGCTTCAGCTTTGCCCCTTCTTTCTTGATCTGTTCAATGGCGATCAGGTCACACAGTTCCCCAAAGGGCATCTGCCAAACCAATGTATAGGGGATTCCAAGCCTTAAACCATACCAGATGTACCATTGGATACTTCCGTTTCTTCCTCCTGCTTTGGGTCTTTTGCCGCTTCTTTCTCATCTTCCGTTTCCACTTCCCGTTTCATGTTTCCGGTAATAGTTGCGAAAATATTGAATTTCAGTTCCGCAATATCATCCGCCCCAATGACATCCAGCAGAAAATCTTCTGTCAGCGGTTCCGGTGCGTCGTTTCCCATCAGTTTCTGGTAAGCACTGCCAGCTCTGCTCATTTCCGACAGCAGCCAGAAGCACTCTGTCAGAATTTTTCCAATATCTCCAGCTTCACTTTCCAGCGCACTGCCGATATTGTCGATGGAACCATATCTTTTATTACACTCCACAATCACCCTTGCGCTGAAACTCAAAGGATAGTTCTTTCCTGCGACTTCCATCATACCTGTTTTCATTTCGTTTCTCCTTTCTTACAGCACCGCAAAATCAACTTCACCCGATCCAATGATCGGGCTTACGGCTCCCCCGCAATGGACAGGAACTGTTTGATTGCCGCTTCTGCGTCTGCCTCACTGTTCATGACGCTGGATACCTTTTTCCATGTGTGTTTCTCTCCATCACTGCGCAAAATGGTGCCGGAAATTTCCGGTGTACCAAATTCAATGGTTTCTCCCTGTGTGGTAAAGGTATCGCTGGGATTGTTCAGCTTGATTTTAGGCAGGATCACTGCCTGATACCCAATCACATTGTTATTCTGCACTTTCACAATGGCGCCAAAGCCCAGATAAGGCGTATTCTGATCATCATCCCAGTTGTACCATTTGGGTGTTTCTGTTTTGATATCCTTGCTGGTAATGGTTTCTTCCTTAACGCCCAGCACCTTCATCATCACATCAGGCAGCAGATCGTCCGTGGTCAATGTCAGACTGCCGCCGCTGAAGGTATTGGCGCTTTCCGCTGGACCATTATCGGCATACAGGATGTTGTCATCGCCTTCTTCCAGTTCGATGGACAATTCCACAGCTTTACCAATCAATGCCCCTTCTGAATAGGTGACTGTACTTCCTGTGTTGCTGTACTTTGCACAATAAGGTTTGCTCAAACCAATCTTTGCCATCTATATCACTCCTTCATTTTTTCCTTGATTGCTCCTTCAATAGTTTCTTCCATAATTTTCTTTGCTTTGTTTCTCGTTAACCTTATGGCATTGTCAAAAAAAGGCTGCTTGCTGCTGAAAGAAGTCCCGCTGTTGAATATCCTTGCCACCATCACATTTGGCTGTCCATTGGGGTATTTTGGCGTTCTGACGGCGTTATAACCATCAAAGCCAAGTTTGACATTGCGGAATCCTCCATCTGTTTCCATGGGAGAAATACCAAAGCTTTCCAAAAGTCCCTGCTTCTGCTTTGCCCGTCGTTGGGATTCTTCCGGTGTTTCGTTGCCGCTCAGACTTCCGGTGTTCAGCCAGTGGATACCAGCTTTCACTTCGTCTGCCACTTCTTTTGCCGCAAGGTAAATGGCTTCATTTTCAATACGTTCTATATCTTTGGACAAATCCTGTAATTTTTTCTCGTAGCTTTCAAAGCCATAAAATGTAATTTTTGCCATCAGCCCACCACCTCCCACCGCCATTCGTAATGAATATACCTTGTTTCTTCTTCGTATTGTACGGAATTGAGGTAATAGGAGATTTCCGCGTTTTCCAGTGCCGTTTGGATTTCCACAATGGCTGGATCGTTTTCTGTTCTGGTAAAAAAATCAATGGTGCCGGAAAGTACCTGCCCGACCTTTTGATTATCTGCCGCTAGTTCTTCTCCCTCTCCGTCCTCTGCCCATACCACATATCTGTCCGCCTTATGAAACGCGTAGAAGTGAAACACCGGTACATGAACTTGTCGTAATGCCTGTTCAATCATAGCTGTTTGGAACATCAGCACTCTCCAACCTTTCTAATGTCAGCTTTGTGATTTGCAAACCATTGTCATCTTTCATTTTCTGTGCCAATAAAACACGAAAACCACTGCCATCATCCAATTTTACAATATCTGTCATTCGAATATCCTGCCACAGAGGTATATTTACGACCGCATCGGCTTTTTGCTGGGCTTGCAATGCCGTATAATACCGCTGAAATCCCAAGGTATCATAACCAAAGTAATGCCGACCCTTTAAGATCGGCGTTTCCTTCGGCATAGCACCGGGCGGCGCTGTATTTTCCATGCGGTAAACTTCCAAAATACCATCATCAAATGTCATAAAGCACCGCCCTTCTGTTTGAACAGGATATTATTCAATTGGTACCGTAAAAATCTTGGCATGGTTGTTTCAGCAGAAGCACGTTTTCGGAATAAGTAAGCCGCGTAACTGATCACAGCCATATCACACGAAATATCATTTTTTATCAAGGTAATGCCTTCCGTTTTGATGGCTTCCTCTGCCTGACTGAGCAGTTTTTTCAAAAGTACGTCATTGGCAGAGGTCAGTAATTGCAAATCACATTTCAATACTTCCAGTTTTTCCTCTGCTGTCATCCTGATTCCCCCTATGCGGTTACGCCCCTTGCTTTCAATTGTGTAATGATTTCATTGACCTTATTGGCAATGGTCGCCGCATCCGCAGATTCCGGTGTCGCAATGGCTTCAATGGCTGTCGCTGAGCCTGTCAGTCCTGCGCCCGCGGGACCTTGGTCACCTTTTTCGCCTTTTTCTCCCGGATCACCCTTGGGACCTTGTGGTCCTGTTTTTCCGGTGTCACCTTTTGGTCCCTGAGGTCCTACCTGTTCATTCGCGACACCCTGTTCCAATTTATTCATTTTTTCAGCGGTGATCACATCGCCTTTGTTCCATGTTGTCGGTTCGTATGCCATATTCATGCCTCCTTATACAGTTTCGTTTTCCGCAATGGTTGCCGTTCCAATCATTCCCGTCCCGATTACGGCATCTGTGGACGGGGGCGTTACTCCCCCTTTGTGATTTGAACGGTGTATACTTTTACAGCGTTTCCATTTTTCACCGTAACGGTCAGCGGATGTGCGGTACTGTCTGCCAGGAATGTGACTGTGCCACCGTTTTTCACATTCTTACCGTTATAGGAAATTGCAACAGAAGCCTTTGCCTGTGCTGTGGTTGCTTCTACCTTTGCGCTTGCCGCAGAAGCCGCAGCAATGGTATAGGTCAATGTATCTGGATCAAATGCCGGATTCAGGCTTTCTGACCCAATGACCAACTCATTCAGATCCGCGTCATTGGCAGTATCTGCCGCGAAATCCATTTCTGTAGTAACTTCCTGATTATTGATGTTGATAGCGACAAACGCCCCTGGAATGACAGGCTGTCCATCGGCACGTTCTTTTCCACGGAATACAGTGTTGTCCTGAATGAACTGTACTTCTGTAGACAGATCAATCTGCATTGCTCCTCGTTCAATCCACAGATACAGATCGCCGTATCCACCGATAATATCTCCATCAGGGATAAACTCCAGAATATCCACATTGCCATCTGTAATTGGCATCACACCTGCGATTCTGGATACGAATTCACCGGTTGCGGTGGCGCTGATGAGTTTTGCCTGAATCTGTGCATATGTTTTTGAGTTCATCGTCCAGAATTTATCACCACGGGCATATCTGGTGTATGTATTGCCCGCAGCCAACGCAAAAGCGGACAGGAATGGAATAGGTTCCATACTTGCGCCATCAATCTTGATCATATTGGTATCGCTCAAATCGACCCATTCCGGCGCGTTTGCGGGATATCCTGCCGGTTTAGAATCCTGTGCCAGTCTTGTCACAATCCCCAGAGGCATTTTGGATGTCGCACCTTTGCCGTAAAGAATGGCTTTATCGATGGCATAACCAATAGATTCAGACAGCATTTCCACAATCCAAGAAGCCAAGTCCAGATTGCTGGTGGTGTCCTCTAGCAAAGAGTTACATACTGGCACATAACCTGCCACCTTATAGCCATCCAATGTAATCTGGTGGAATACAAAGGAAAGTTCATTGATCGCACCGCACATTTCTGTCCAAATCGCTTCCGGTACCGTGCCTGCAATGGTCTGTCTGGCTTCACCCGCAACCTGTCTTACACGCACACGGTTCAGCAATTTGGAATAGCGGTACATATTTTCGGAAATCAGTTCCATGAAAACAATTGGAATTTCCAGATCACCGCCGGAAATTGCCCGTTTACTGCCTTTCTGTTCTCTCATTCTGCTCAGGAACGCTTTCACATCTTCCCTCTCCACAATGGCAGTTCTCTGTTCCATTGACAAAGAATCAAATGCTCTCACATTCATGGGAAGGCTTCTGATCTCAAATTTGCCCATCATTCTCTCCATCCTTTCTGTTGTTCCATTTTTTCCCGCTGTTCTCTGCTTAGGTTCTTCCGGTTCCTTTTCTGTTTTTTCCAGTTCCGACTCCAAATCGTCAATTTCATTCTGCAAACTTGTCTTTGCCGCTTCATGCGCCTCTTTTTCCGTTTCAAACTGATCGACCGCATCCGAAACAGTCTGCTGTTCCTCCTCTGTCTGGGCTTCCGCAATGGCAGCCTCCAGTTCTGACTCACGCTTGGTAAAATCAGCGTCTTTTTCTCTTAGTGCGTCCAGTTCTTTGTTTTTCTTATCCAACTTTGCTCTCAGCATAATTGCTTTCAATGCCATTTTTTACACTCCTTTCAAACGGTTTCGCATCATTTCCCGCCATTGTTCCGTTTTCTGTTCCTGTATCTGTTCATATCTGTGCTTTACCTCCGCAAAACTTTCCTGATTCCTTGCGGAAATGCTGGTTGCCTTATATGCCGGGAAAGTACATGGGGAAACCTCAAACAACGGGTCAACTTCTGTGATCTTCGTATGATAAATGCCCTCGTCGTCCCACCATTCTTCCTGACGTGCAATGTCAAATCCGAAAGAACAGCCGTCCACATCCCCTCTGGCAACTCTGGCATAACCATTTACCGCTTCCTGATCCTTTTCGTTGATTTCTACGCTGCCCCACAAACCAACCTCATCTTCCCGCAAAACCGCGGTTCCGTTTGCGGTAGAACCCATCACGATATTGCTGTCATGGTTCCACAGGACTTTGACGTCCTCACCAGAAGCAAGATAGCGCGCAAACGCGCCCCGCTCAATGGTTTCTATCCATCCGGACCAAACCTCATACGTCTGACCAAATACAGCAAAATACCCTTCCAGATATTTTTTTCCGCCTTCTTCTCTGGTTTTCATATCCTGCATTTTTAAAATCCTTTGTTCCACTTACTCACCCCCTTCATTAGATGGAATCAGCTTGCTCTGTTCTCCGATCATCCCTCTTGGAATATAGTTTTCCAGGATCACCAATTCATCCAGACCTTCTCTTGGCGATAAGCCCAGCCAATCCCTAACCTCGTTTCCGCTCATAATCCCTCGTACAAACTGATCATCCGCAATGGCTGCCATATCTCTAAGTTCGTAGTTATACAGGCTGCGGGGATTAAAACGAAAATACCACTCCGGTTTGATCAAAAGTTTCCTGCTCAATTCCTGCTCCATCATTTGCGCTATCGGCATGATGGTAGAAGAAATGAAATTGTTCCATGCCTCCCTTTGGAATTCCCCTACGCCCAAAACAAAAGACGGCACACCCAAAATAGAAGCTACCGTCTTTTTATCAAGCTGCACCATATCCGCCAGAGCCAAATCCGAAAGGGATAATGGTTTTACCTGTTCAATTTCAAATTGTTCCGCTGGGATCATCCAAGGTTCTCCCGCCTGTGTCGTATCAATATAGCTGTTCAGCAATTCCCTTCTGCCTTCCGGGCTTGCGAATTCTTCCGTCAAAGCGTCCACTTTCACTATGATGCTTGGTTTCCACTTGGACTGCATGAATCCTTTTTCTGTTGCGGCTGCCTGTTTCAGATTATTTGCCACATCCCGCAGAGCAATCGAAATGCCTTCGCCTTTCCATGGGTAGCTTGTGCCTGGATGCAGAACAAAATGCAGGATTTCATCCGGCTCAAAGGACATACCATTGATGTCCACCCTGTAATCCCATGTGGTTTTCGGCACAAAACTGACCATTCTTGCCGGAACAGGGTTCAAATCTTCCAAAAGTCCCCTTTTCAATTTAGGCAAAACAACCGCATTTCCGTCACCCTCCAAAAGCATCGTCCGAACAATCCATTGAATAAAGGCAGAACGTGTCATGTTTGTATTTGGATAAATATCCAGTTTACGGCTCAGTTCATTTCTGACACGAATATCCCCGTCCTCTGTGTTTTCCATCAGATGAATGGTCATGCTGCCGATCAGCTTTGCAATGCTGTTGACCGCAGTAATGATTTCCGGATTATGAGAAAGGCTCGTATAGCCATGACACGTCAGTACATCAAAAGCATCGGTACTGCAAAACCATGCCGTTGTCCGCTTTTTCATTGGCTCCGCTCTCACTTTGTTCTTTGATCGTCTTCTTTTGTTACTCATGTTTATCATCCCTTCCAAACCACGCATTTGCTTTTCTGCTACGTTCCATGTTTTCTAAATATCGAACACACGCAAAAACCGAAGCATCAAACAAGTCAATACGATGCTCCGGCTGTACCTTTTCATATTGAATCATATCATCCGTTTTTTCCACTGCCATTACATTCTCCACGCAATACTCGTATGCATCAGAATGCAGATAATAAAGTTTGCCGTCTTTCGCGCTTTTTTCAATATGGCGAAACCCCTCGGATTTTTTGTAATAATATTGGGGCTGGTCAATGATGTTGAAATGCGCTTGCTTCATACCAATGAAATATTCTCTGCAAAACTTTCGGTCATGTCCGACCTGTTTGATTTTGAATCCTTTCTTCCGCATATCCTGAAACCACCGGATCACGTCCGCCTGATTTACGGTAGGGCTGTTGCATAATGTAAGCCATCCATCCTCTGCCCACCCAAACAAAGGAATGTTATCCTGATCCGCTTTCAGATGTGCCGCTACCACTGGGAAAAACGCATGGGGGATAATAATATCCACTCCCTGATAATTGCCGAACAACGCTACGGCGGTCAAGTCATGCAGCTTAGACAGATCGGCGCCCCCATACCAGTCAATGGGAAGTTTCGCAAGCTGGTCCAATGTCCAGTGATATGTTCTGTCACTCTTTCGGAATTCATCAATGTCAAAGTATGCTTTCAAAGAATTGGTATAGACATTCAAAGACTTTGCGAAAAAATCTTTTCTTTGCTGCGGGTCATTCTGTGCCTGCAAAGCGTCATTCATGATCTCATTCGGTCTGATGGATACACCGTAAGCAGGATTTGCCATTTCATGTATTTTGGCATCTGTAAAGTCCACACTGCCATCTTTGATGCCTTCCGGCGCGCAGCACATGAAAATAAAATACTGCTCATCCTGAACCGTTCCATCTAATACCTTTCTGCAGTACTTCAGCCTTTGTCCCAAAAATAACTGCTCATCATCCCCTGCAGTGGAGATACCGATGATCAGTTTATTGGTATATGCTTTTTGCGCCTCTTTGAAAAGATTGTATTGTTTTGGTTTTTTGAGAGCATGTACTTCATCTACAATACAAATGTTGGCATTTAAACTGTCTTGCGCGTCTGGATTCGCTGCCAATGCTCTGATAAAAAAAGAACCATCCGGCAGCGATGATTCCATACTATGTTCGTTGTTGTTATCAATTACCTTGACGGATCCACCATCTTTGCTGTTTTCTCCCATCCTGTTGATGTTGTACTTTAAAAAATTGAAACTCTCCAATGACTGCATCAACGCCGCGGAAGCAATATAACACTTTGATCCGCTTTTTCTGTACAGCAAGGAGAGTGCCCATGCCAAAGCTGCTGCAAAGCTGGTTTTGATATTTTTTCTTGGGATGAAAATCAGGGCTTCATGAAATCTTACAATCTCTGTTCCTTTTAATTTGAACCCCACCAGATTGTAAATAATAAATTTGTGGAACGGTTCCAACAAAAATGGTGTTCCTCGAAGCGGCGTCCCATCCAGTCTTTCTCCTTGCTGGTGGCAGATCGTTTTCTCTATGATCTGGATACAAAACTCAGCCGCCTTGTAATCCATCCAATACTCCTCGTTCTCCAAATCCGAAAAAAACCGTTCCACAGCCTGTTTTAATTCTTCGCAAGCGATTTTTCTACCTTCTCTGATGCTTGTGGCGTACTCCATAACAACCGCCCAGTGCTTAGCTTTCGATTTCCGCAAGTGCCGCTGCCAAGCCTTTCTGTCTAGTATCTTTCTTTACCCCATCCCCCGTCAGCTTTTTGTAAGATGATGGGGTAAGCCCTAACTCCCGCCAGTACGCCAATGCGGTTTTATTCAGTTCATCCCAAATGACCAGAATCGGATTTTTCGTCATATTTGTTGAGCCGCCTTTGTTGGTATATTCAATAACAGATTTTCCTCCGTTTTCTTCGAATTCCTTTCTCGTCTCATCTCTCTGAACCAATATGAGGGCAAGGGAGTCTATGACACTGTCGTAGTTTTTCCCTTCAATTCCAAGTGCAGAGAGCTGCTTTTGTATTAAGTTTTTATACTTTGCTTTTGTCATCGCTGCCATTCCTGCACCCCTTTCATCATTTTTTCGCTCAGAGTTGGAAAAGTCTATACCCAAGCCACCAGATCACTTTCATTCTCATCCGCCATATAGGGGCGGGGTCACTTACGCCAGTCAATGCCTGGAATCGTCCTTCTCTGCAATGCGATTCCCATTTCTGTCAATGCTCCTGTACTTCTATTCTCCAGCTTATTGTGTGTTGCCATGCTCACAGAAATTAAATTCCAATCACAATAAGCATATTCAGGATATTCAGCCGCAGGATAGATATGATGCACGATTGTTGCCTGTACTCTCCTGCCGTATCTGAGTTCTATACGATCAAGGTATTGATCCATGCGAAGGATGTGTGCCCTCTTTCTTTTCCATTTCTTGCGGGTATAATCCATAACTTTCCCCCCTATGCAAAAGGGACACCAACCAAATGTTGATGTCCCCACAAGAATTCTTTTATTTAAGATTCCATGATATCATCATATCATAAAATCATAGGACATTCTAGGACATCTTTATAGAAGTTCAAAGTGCTTCAAAGCATATCCATGAACTCTGGTGATGTTTCGGTAACTATACCCCATCTCCACTGCGATCTTCTCCCAGCTTTGTCCAATAAGATAGCGTCTGGACAGGATTTCCTGTTCTGTTGGATCCGGAACCATACCGATCTGCTGACGGATTTCCCGGTACGTCACCATCTGCATTTCTTTTTCTGCTTCCAACTCCCGCAGCAGTTCATCTAAACGGGCAGCATACCCAGACAAATCAGATGTACCACTTCCGTGGGGCATCCCATCCCCTAAACCAACAGGGCTTGTCTTGCTGGAACGCAGTTCCTCGATTTCTTCCTGGATCATTCCCACTCTGCGCTTTGCCGTCTGATATCTGCGAAGGTACTGCTTCTTTTCTTCATTGTTCATCGGTATTCCCTCCCTGTTGGTTTATGCCTAATCTGGATACGCTCAATAAGCTCAAAATCACAGATTCGCAATAAATCTTTGATTAGTCTGATGATGCGGTTGGCGTTCTCGTCGGCTTCCTGTTCCCGTTTATGTATGGCATGTAAAACTGGCGATGCAGTCTGGTCATAGTATCCGCTGCCATTGCGGCTGAGTTCGTCCATAGTTATTCCCTCCAAATCATAGGTGTACCATCTGGATTTACAAGAACGGTAAATACATCACCATATTTAACATCACCAGCTACATACATCACTTTTGTTTCTGCATGATATACTACGCTGTAACTACGACCTTCATACACTTCCACAAACATTTCCTCTTGCCCTGCTTCCGCCTCACTCACCCCACAACATGCAAGGGATACGGCAATAACTGCCGCCGCGAGGGTGCAAATTAAAAATCGTTTCATTTTATCACCATCCCGTTTTATTGAATACTTCAAACCTTGCTTTTACCATAGGTTGTTCCATAGCTGCAGCAATACTCATACCATGGTTCCGGGCAAACGTAACAGCATACTCCCCGGCTGGATTAAGCATTTTATCAGGTGCTTCACTACCTGCAAGGACTTTTGCTTTTTTAGGCTTTCCCTTGTCGTTGCATGCCTCATCGCAAGGCTTATCAAACTTCGAACAATAATTACAAGGTGTCATATACACACAAAAAAATGAATTTTTATTTACCATCATAGTTATTCCTCCTTATCGTGAATGTTTCCGATGACTTCAAAATCTTTTTCTGGGGTAAAGTCGTTCATCCAAATAGGGTTGTACGCACCTCTAACAATTACAAATTGACATTTCTCAGAAAGATATTTTACAGCAGCAGGGATTCCAGGTTTTTTGCTGCCAATTATTGAAATAATATCCCCATCGAAAATTTTGACGCCATTTTTATCTTTCAATCCTACGTACTGGCAAACCGTGGATGGGTCTATCTTATAAGTATTTACAACAGTTCCACCCGGAAATGGTTCAAAAACAGTCATTCGGTTCAATTCTTCTCCTGTAATGCTAGGGAACGGGAATCCCTCTACCCATTCTCCATTATCCAACCGTTTCGCCTTAAACAAAATCTCTCTCATAGCATCCTCTCCTAATTTTCCAAATCAATCGCTTCACCCATGCTATAACTCGCTCTATTTTCCGCTGCTTTGTTGAATGCTTCCACAAATGCCTTTGTTTCTTTTTCTTCGATCAGTTCATAAAACATATCCTCTGCCCAATCTTCGTACTGGTCATCACCAAGCATTTCCGTCAACGTGGTTATCAATTCTCTTTCATTGATCTGTACGGCATCTTTTACAGCTGTAAAAAATTCAAGATTATATCCCTCGTTATATGCAATACAGCTTGCGATTTCCCCTGCTTCAATGACTTCAGTCATTCCTTCTTTATATTTGACAATGATCAATTCACTCTCTGGTATCTGTGATAAATTTTTCATTTTTCCTCACCTCACGAATATTCTCTACAACTCACAGCGGTTCACCCGTTACAAAATAATACACAAGCTTGATAAACGGCGTAAAAACAAAGAAAATTGATAATACAACAACAAATAAAGTAGCTGCTGCGGTTTGCAAATGCGACTTTGTTCCAACTTTAAACGAAGCGTATATAATCACAAAAGCCAGAAACATCAGGGTCAGTTTATCCAACACATAAAATACAGCTTCAAAAAATGTCTGGATATTCATACTGTTCTCCTTATCCAACCATAATTTTTTTCAACATTTCCATACTTCCAATTTTCTCCCCGCACATTTCTGGAAGATTTGCCCGGACAAGGGCTTCCGCAAACGGCGGCGGTACTGCATTGCCGCATCTTGCCACCTGCTTTGTCTTTCCATAGGTTTTTCCGTCACAATCCTTATCGATGATGTAATCAGCAGGAAATCCATTTGCCGCATATAACTCTTTCGGTGTGAGCATACGCAGTCCAATATCACTGATAAAGTATTTTTGATTTTTTATGGAAATCAGCAGGATTTCATCACATCCGATTTTGTAGTCAGCATATCGATTGAGTAATTCTCTGATTTCATTCCAATGCCACAAATCTGTATTTTCTCTCTCCAATTTGACAATGGTTAAACCGAAATGTCCTGGGGACGTTGTAACAGTATGAAGTGGATCTGATATTTCTTGTCCTATTCCAGTTTTATAGAACTTTGATAAAAATGTTGCTGATATTCCATTATGATCTACCGCTGTAATTGTTCCCAGCGGCTCTTTTGCAGAACTTCCACAGCCAGTGTATCCACCGCTATAAAATTTTTCCATGTGAACCGCTGTCACCGCTTCCCTATCTTTCGCCGTTACCGTATGCAATGGATCAGCAGCAGAAATACCGCCTCTTTCGTTTCCATAGTATTTTGTAAGATATGCCGCCGAAACTCCATAACGGTTGGATGCATCCAGTGTCATCAGCGGTTCTGTTATTTTTTGCCCTCTGGCTTTTTCTGACTGTTCTGTGTGATACTGTACCAGTGAAGGCATCATCAAGCATTGCTCTGCTTTGGAAACCGTTGTCCTGACAGGTTCTTCCACGCTATAAGAACGATCTTTTGAAAAACCCGTTTGTCCTATGGCTGTCATTGCCGCAGAAAGAAGCATCTGTCCACCACCTCCTCCTGTTCGAATGGTATCTATGGGAGAATCTGCGGCATGTCCTGTCGCATTACTGGTATTGGAAACCGTCCAAATCGAATATGGTTCCAAAATCGGTGATACCAATCCATATCCGTTCTTTGCTGTGACAGTCTGCACTGGATCTGTTGTTTTCTGTCCCCTGAACTCTCCCGTATGATTTACCATAACCAAAAATGGCGCAGAAGTATTTAATACGAACTTGTCCAGCCCTCTGATAATTCTTTTTATGGTATTCTCTGCCAGCGGACGCACCGCACGAATTCCGTATTTTTCTTTGATTTCTGCTGATGTATCAAAAATAGAAGGACATGGCAGGGACCAATCTATGATTTCAGCCGCACTTCTCCATGGTTTTTTCCTGCCTTCTTTCACTTCTTCGCTACCTGCCGGCGCATGCGTCTTTTCTGGAAATACAATTGGCTTTCCGTCACATCGTGCAATCAGAAAGAAACGCTTCCGTATGGTAGGCGCTCCATAATCTGCCGCTACCAGTTCCCTATGTTCTATGCAGTACCCAAGGCTTTCCAGTTGTTCTTTCCATTTTCGAAATGTTTCTCCCGCTCTTCTTTTGACTGGTTTTCCTTTTCTCACAGGTCCCCATGTCTGGAATTCCTCCACATTTTCCAGAATGATCACTCTGGGACGCACCGTACCAGCCCATTTCAGTACAATCCACGCCAACCCTCGAATATTTTTGTCAACAGGCTTACCGCCTTTTGCTTTTGAAAAATGCTTGCAGTCCGGTGAAAACCAGGCAAGCCCTACCTTTCTTCCTCTGCACACTTTCTTCGGGTCCACATCCCAAACCGATTCACAATAATGTGTGGTGTAAGGGTGGTTCGCCTTGTGCATAGCAATGGCATCTGGGTCATGGTTTATGGCAATATCCACTGGGCGTCCAGTGGCAAGTTCAATGCCGGTAGATGCGCCGCCTCCGCCTGCAAAATTATCAACAATCAGTTCTTCTAATAAGTTGATCTGTTTCATTTCTTGCCCACCTCCTTCTTCAACACCTCATCCGCCACTTCTCTGATTTTCTGACAAATGATTTCAAACCATTCTCGATCACCGTTAAGGATTGTCCGTGCCAAATCCCGCATCAATCCTTTTTCCTCTACCCGCAGCCAGATGGCAATGAGATTGGGTTCATTGGGCATCTGGTTATCAAATATCCGATAAAACATGTACGCCAGCAGATGTTTCCGAATCTGCAAATTGATTTCATCAAATGTTTTCTGATAATTGACGATTGCATCTCGTCCCTGCTTTAACGCTTTTCCTCTGCGTCCAATGAGCGTCAGATACTTTTCTGCCTGTTCTTTCGTTTCTATCTGTGCCATATTGTCCTCCATTCATGGAATTGTGTGACATTTTGTTTTTTGTGTGAATTTGTGTGACAAAAAGTCACACCGCTGAAACCATTGATTTTACTGGATTTTCTAACTGTTTTTTCCTATTGTGTGAAATGTGTGAAGGTTTTTGCATACCTCGCATACGTAGAAACGTGTATATAACCATCTTGTATATATACTCCTATATATAAGGTGTGTGTAAAACGTCACACAAGTCACACATTCACACATCCGCAAAATCAAAATGGGTAAAAACGTTGATTTTACAAGGAAAACGCCACTTTTTCATTTTTCACACACTGCCTGTCTTTCATTCTGAAAAGTCACACATTTTCAAAAGGGGCATTCCTCACTGTCTGGAATATCCTCCAACTGCATCTGCCCGTTGGGGTCTTTGATGATCCAAACGCAGGAAACCGCCTCGCCATTGATTCGTTTTGTCTTGGTATATCCCTTGCTGACCTCGATTTTCCCTGTCTGTTTCATCCAGCTGAGCAAGGATTTTGCGCTGTATCCAGCTTCCACGCAGATTTTCTCAAAACGGCTCTTGATAACATAAAAATATGTATCATCCACCATGCCCCAGCATTCTATGACATCGTCATTATCATCGAATTTCTTTTTGTTTGCTGCCAAGGTTTCACGGATGTATTCATAAGCTCGTTCGTTCACGGACACGTCTTTTTTGGATTTCAGGAAGGGTTTCACGTCCTGTGGCTTCAGTGCCAGCCCGTCATGGAATATGGCTTGTTCCGCCAGAAAATCCGCTGCCAGTATCAGCGCCATTGCCATGGACTGTTTCCCTGTGGTGTCCATCTGTTCCAGCTCTTTGGAATAGATTTTGTAAAGCTGTGCTGCTGTTGTAAAGCTAGGGTCATTCCGTTCCAGCCATTCCACAAAAAACCTTCCGGCAAAGCCAAAATTCTGCAGACAGGTATCTGCCACATGCTTGGGGTCAGCAAACAGCGCTGTGGTACATTCCACCTCAATGATACGGTTCACTGCCCCACCACCACTGGAAACCCCTGTGATGGGCATTTCCCCGTTGGTGAGGATGCAGTTACACCATGTAGGCGTTTCGTCCACGCCGCCGGCTTTATTCCCGCGGGTCTTGCCAACACCTTCTGACAGCTTGTATATCTCTTGGTCGAAACTTTCCCGACTGGAAGCAATCTGCAATTCATCCATGATCAGTGGCATATTGTAAACAAACGCCGCAGAACGTTCTTTCCCTACGGCAGTGCTGTTGAATGTCTGGATATATCGTCCCGGTCTTGGGTCTGCCCAAACGGAAGCAGCAAGCATCAAGCCAACAGTCTTCCCTGCCTCTGTACCACCCCAGAAATGGACGAAAAAAGGCAGGCAGTTAAGCGGTTGCACCAACACCGATGAAAGACTCGCCGCAATGAGAATACGCCCATAGAGGCTGTTTTTGCGAATATCCAGTGCCATTTCAAACCACTGGGTAAAATCTCCCACCTGTTTCACGCTGTCAAAAAAGTTCTTGCAGGACACATCCCCGTCAAACTCCAAATGCTCCACATAAGGCGAAAAACCGTAGTCTTTTACCCAGCCCAAACGACCAATGCTGCTGACCTCCTCAATGCGCTCATAGTTCAGATTTTCCGCATCATGAAGATACCGCACCAGAAGTCTGGCGTTCTCACTGTTCACAGCCACACCACGTTCCGCCAGATCCAGAATCTGTGACGCACTGGCAAGGGTTCGCTTGCTTTCTACCAAAGACCGCCAGAAATTGCCTTTTTTATATTCGATTTTCAGCTTTTCTGTATTGTTGTCGATATTGACCAGACGCTTGGTGGGCAAGATGGGGTGGATGCACGCCAACATCTCCCCCATTTCTGTTTCCACCCGGATGCCGTCATCATCGGCGATCCAGTTGCCGCAGTCCAGCTCTATGGGCTGCCCGGAAAAATTGGGGGCGTTTTTTTTGGGATTGCCTCTACCTCGAACACCCATCGCCTTACAATATTCCTTGAATAATGTCTTAAAGTTACGAACACCAACGGATTGGGCAACACAAGCCATTTGCTCAATTGCCTGCGTAAATTCAAACCCATTGTCACGGTGGCGGTAAACAACCTCAAAAGGTTCTGGGGATGTCAGAAAATCTTCTTTGGTATATTCTCTGAATTCCAAGCTTACCGCCTCCTTTCTCCAAGCAATTCTGCAATGATTCTGCCAGTACTATTTTTATGACAGAAGATATATTTCAGGTTATGGCGCTTCTGATAGCTAACCATATAACGGTAAAGTGTAGCCCCAAACAGTTTCGAATGCTTACTCGACCAATTCTGTACATCTTCCAGACAACTGATTTTTTCTTCAATCAAAACATATACTGTAGATTCTGGCGGAACTCTTTCGAATTCCGCCTTGATTCTTCTGCCATTTTCTTTTGTAATGTTTCCTGCCAATTCCAAGAGATTTTGTTTTCGTTCAATCCATACACCTGTTCCAGATGTATAATCACATACATCAAGTTTCTTTCTTTCATAGCAAATTCCATTTTTTTCAAAATACCTGATAATATGCTCATTTTTCTTTTCTCTTGTATCTACATAAATCACGGTTCATTCCCCCAATCAGAATGGAAGGTCCTCATCCTCCAAACTTTCATTGATTGGATAGAATCCGTTATTCGACTGTCCTTCAGCAGAAGGATGAGTTTCCCCAGTGTCAGATTTACTTCCAACAAAATGTTGTTCTTCTATGATGACCTCAGCAGCTTTTCTTTTATTGCCTTCTTTATCGTCATACAGTCGAATCTGTAAATTTCCAACAACCAGCATCTGCTTTCCTTTTGTAAGCCATTTTTCCGCAAGTTCCGCGCTTTTCCCAAAAGCCACACAATCAATGAAGTCTGTATCTTGCTGACCTTCCTTCGCATATTTGCGTTTAACTGCCAGTGTATATATGGCAATCGCAGTTGGCTGTGCTCTATTGGAATACCTGATTTCAGGATCACGAACCAAACGACCTAATAATGTGATTTTGTTCATACTCAGTCCTCCATGTCATAATAAAGATCGGCTGCATCCACCACATGGAATTTTTTCGTAGACTTACAGTAGTCACAGTGCTCACATCGTGTTGGTTCAATCTCTCCCCTCTTGATGGCTGCATATCTAGGCAACATTCCACGGAAATATTCCATACGTTCATCCAGATACTCTTGAGGGATATGTAAACCCTGTATATCTGTTACAGGCTCTTTAGATGCAGCCGCCAGATAGAAGGGAAGCTTATTTCCTTCAATTTCCTGATAAACAGCTCCCTGAAGATCGTATCCCCAAGCGGCAAACCAAGGCATTTTTTGACCGTCTTTCCAAATCGGAGAAAAATCCTTCATGATTTTCAGATCGACAATCTTTTCTCCGGGAAAATACGCATCCATTTTGATTTTTACAGGAATTTCATCAATAATGCCTGTTTTAATAACCTGTTTTTCACCAGAGAGCATATCCATAAATGCTGGATCACTCTCAATTCGACTGATGATTTCTTCTGCCCTGCGATAGTCTGATTTCAATGTACCGGATTTGGTAAAAATATCTGGATGTTGTGCTTTGAATACATCCAACGTTCCCTCAAAGTGTGCATCTACATATTTGCCAACCAGCAGGGAAGTGGTTTCCTCTCTTTTGTACTCGCCTTTTGCTTCTGCCAAGGCTGCTGCCTCACAGCTTTCAAATGCTTTGAACTGGGATACGCTCATATACTCCATACTTGCTTCTGTGGAAAAATAGTTTTCATTTGTTAAAATCACAGTGCAGTCACCTCCAAACAATCATCATCAGTGGTTCTGGTCGCAATAAACTGCAGACCTTTTTCTTTACACTTTTCGTACAATGCTTTTCTGTTGTCTTCTGAAAGCTTTTCTGCCCCATCAATCAGAATAATCTGCAGTGCATTGGGTTTGCTAATTGCAACATCAACACAGAGGGAAAGTTTTTCTCCTTCAGACAGATTTGATACCGGCAGACCATGAATCAAAGGAATTCCATCCTTAACTGTCAAACCTTCCACAGGGATATGTGCTTCTTTCAAAATTTCTCCAGGAAGTGTTCTTGCAAGCTCGATCTGATTAGTAAACCACTCTGATTTTTCCTTCAAATCTTTCACTTCTTCCTGCATCCTCTTCATGCGATCATACTCATTCAGATGCTTGATCATTTCAGAAGCAATCTGCAGTTCTTCTTCCCGTCCCCATGTATCAATTTCTTCCATGGCAGCATATTTTTCAGCAAGCTCCATATCACTGCCCAGTTTCGCTTTTTTCGTTTCAAACGTCTGGTCTGCAAGCTTTCTTTTATCTTCCAAACCTGCATCTACCCTAGAAAGCTTTTCTTCAGCAGAAACCAATTCAGCTTTCAGGCGCTCTACTTCCCCTGTCAAACGCTCTCTTTCAACAGAAACCATACGTTCTGCCTCAGAAATTTCGATTTCACGTTCTGCCTCAAATCCCCTGATTTTGTTATCATAAGAATCTTTGAAAGCCCGCGCTCTTTGAATCTTGCTGTTATGCTCCTTGTCTTTTGCCAGTTCTGTATATCCAGCAGAGAGATCAAAAGTTCTCCACTTATCAGCTGCATAGTTCTCTGGAAACTCCTTACCGATTTCTTCGATCATAGAATTTTTATTGCGAATATCCCTGTTTGTATCCTGACGGCGCTGAAAATAAACCCCTTTTTCAGACTGAATATCATTCAGCACCTGCAAAATATTTTGCTGGTAATCAACACCTGCTGGAATCTCTCCAAACTTCTCACGAATCCAGTTCAAGTCCCAGTCAAATTGAATCAGATCCAGAATGATTCTGTTTTGTTCTTCTTTTTTCATAGAAGCAAATTCCACTGGATTCAACTGCAAGGGTGTAAAAATTTCATGAAGAAAGCTTTCAGGTTTTGGCACTGTGTAGCCATTTTCCTTGACCATCTTATAGTCCGCCTGCGCCATGCGTTTTTTTCGATTGATGGATAACCCTGTATCTGTTTCAATCAGGATTTCACCTTCTTCTGAGCCGTCTTTGATGATATAGTCACGGTCAGAAGAATTGGTCAATGCGTAGCGGATTGCATCCAGTACAGATGTTTTTCCGCTCCCGTTTTTCCCAGTGATTTCAACACTCTTTCCATCCAGCTGCTTTTCTGTAATACCAAACAAATTCTTGATGTAAATTTTTGTTGTTTTCATTCTTCAGTTACCTCCTGTTTTTTCGCTGCAAATTCGGTTGCACAGTCTGAACATAATGCTTTCCCATACTTCGCTTTAGTATGAGCTGCTACTTGTTCTGTAGACATTTTTCCAAATGGTTTGATATTTGCTCCGCAGTTTTCACATGGAACAGGTTTACCTGAAACAGTTCCAATACCTTCGCGTGGTGGATATGGGCGAACACGGACACCACCGACCATATCTCCCGCAAATTTAACCTTTGGATCGTAATAAATCTGTATTCTGGTGCCTTTCCATCCCTCTACCATAGGAGTTCCAGCAAGTTTGGAAATAATCTTAGAATTCGTAGCGTTCAAAACCAACGGTTTAATATTTTCTACAAAATGTAAAACTGTTTTTTCAGCTTTTCCGCTAGCGTTTTGTACCATTTCTTTTGCTGTAGCAGCAATAGTTCCAGCAATCTCAGGCATACCTTCCAAATCGGCAGCACCCAAATATTTCGGATCTGAAACAAGTTTTTTCCAATGCCCACTTACTTCATTTTTCATGCAAGATCACCATCCTGATTCTCATCAAACCAATTCTCATCTTTGTCATCGGATTCTAATTTTACAATCTGTTCTTCTGGCAATTCAAACCCCAGAATAGATGCACACATTTCCTTGCTGATGCTGTATTCCTCCTGTACCACATAGGCAGCAAAGGCTTCCAAACGACCTACCAACATGGCATGTTCTTCACCTGCTGTCTCTGGTGTAAAATCAATAAATTTATTCATATTGCAATTCCTCCTGTTTTCTGATACGATAATAGTGATTTTTATTTTTCTTTTCCTCCCACACTGCGCGCCAACGCAAGGGAGGATTTTTTCTGTCTAGATTTTTGGTTATACTCCTTCCATTTTTCTTTGTTTTCCTCGTAGTACTTCTTACTGTAAGCAGCTGCCTTTTCTTTGTTTTCCTCCCGGTACTTCTTCTGAGCGGCTCTATGTGATTCCGAAGTGTTGTATTCCTTCGCCCCAGAAATTAACTCTAGCTTCTTTCCTTCCTGATAATCTTCGAGCCTCATTTCATCATTGATGCAGTCCTCATACGGGCAGTGAAAACAATCATAGTCGCATACTGGTTTCATTTTTCACTGACACCACCTCTAGACCTGATCTGTGCCGCTGCGTAATAGCGGTTTTTCCAGTCACGCTTGTCCTGTTGCAGGGCTTTGATTTCCTCCAGAGCAACTCCCAGAAACAAAACCAGCACTCCGATTACCACCAGCAGTGTAATGATGAGCTTGTCCATCTTTTTTCCTCCTTTCTATACGGCGCTTGTATGTACATTTCGGGCAAAGATAGCCACGTCTGGTGTCCTGCTCTTTCGCAATGTTCCAGATTCGACCACAGTCGCCGCAAACTACATATCTGCAACCTTCTTTCATACTTCGTTATCATCCGTTCCTGCTTGCAAAATCGTAACATTGTATGGATCCGACACATCATAGCCCTCATATTTTTCCAGAAAAGCAATTAAAGTTTCTCTGCGGCATTTCAGCTGACCAAGCTTCAGGAATGGCAGCAAGCCGGCTTTGTTCAAGTCATAAACCCTGTTAGGATTGCACCGTAGTATTTTGGCAACCTCCGGCACTGTGTATAACAGTTGATCTTTCATCCGCTTTACCTCCTTTCTGAACTATTTCAGTTGGTTTTTCTGCTTTTATTAAGCCATATAGCTGATTAAATTTTTCCTGTAGCATTTCATGAACTTCGCCAGCTTCTCTTTCAATGATATTAGTGGTGGTTTTATAAACCTGGCTATTACTAGCGAAACATGTTCCTTCTACAAAAGAATCGTATTGTAATAGTGTAATCGCATGTAATTCTTCTGCTTTATTCACCACTTCTTCTAAAGCTAGGATTGCAGCGATTATTTTTTTTCGTCCATTTGTTTTATCACCTCACCATTCCACAATTGGCAGATACCCAAGTCCTTTTAGGAATTCATAGAGAAACAGTCTCCCTTTCTGAGTCCAGTAGGTATGTGGTTTGGTATGCTGGATACCCTTTGCGTCAATGAAAGGCTCTTTCTTTGTGCTTGTATAACCTTTTTCAGCATATTTCTGATACAGCAGCCATACACCACGCTGTTTATACTGAACCTTGTTTTCAGATAAAATCTTATTTAACCACTTTGCACTCTTACCATAATCTTTCGCAATTTCCGTTACAGAAATCAAATCAGGACACTGCAGTACTAAATCATAATACGTTGCCTTTGGATTCAACTCTGCAATCTGTTGCTGCTGGACTGCATTTAGCATCTTGAGGGATTTGACTTCTTCCGTTCTGGCTTCAATAGTTTTTTGAGCCACCATCAGAGCCTTTGCCATCAATTCAGCATCTGTAAGTTGTTCCTGTCCTACGATATATCCACCTGTCTTTCTGATGGAAGGAAGTACCTCTGCTGTTACCCAATGCTTAAATTTTTTGGCATTTGGCATCTTGCTTGAGAGGATAAGACTGTAAAGTCCTGATTCGTTGATAAGGATTGTTTCTTTATCCTGATTACCATCAAAAAGCATTTCCTTGCGTCTGTCATCTTCATCCACATGGCGGTTAATATCTCGACTACCGTTTTGGTACCCGAGGATATCTGCTACATCTTTACCCACAAAATACGGGGCATCATTTATCATCAGTGTTCTCACAGAGCCAAAGTCTGCATTTTCAAAAATCTGTAATTCATTCATTTACATCATCCTTTCTTTTCTTGACAAATTTCATGCTTGTTCTCTTTTTATGCCCCTGTTATACTGAAGTCAAAAGGAGTACGATACTATGACATGGCAATCACTTATTTTCTTAAAACAGCTAAAAACCGTACAGAAAACAGACCACGGTATGATCTGGATCGATAATGAAAATCGAAAACTGATGACCATTATACATGCAAAGGAAGAACAGAAATCCCTCGACTTTTCACAGGTTCATGGTGATGTCTGGTTAATGGTCAATTATCTGCAAGACCGCAACATGGTTGAAAAACTCAACTATAGCACTATTCGATTGACGCATTCTGGTTTTCATTTTTCTCAAGTCATATTTTCTGAACTATGTTCTTTTTTGGTGCGCTCTATTTTTGTCCCTATCGGTGTTTCAGTAGTAACGACACTCTGCATGTTCTTTTTAGAACGCTTTATGCAGTAGTACATACATGATCATCGTAGTGATCATACTAATTCCTATGCTTGTAAATAGTTCGACAATCAAACGGTCGAACTTTTTTACTCTTTGTTCCAATTCCTTTTCTCGATTGGTCATTTTTATCGCCTCCCTCTGCCTAGATTTTTCTACATTCATTTCCCTTCTTCAAAAACTTACATATACGCAAGTTTTAAGCAAAAAAAATTCGTTCTACTTCTTCAGATGTCATCTGCATCGTCTGCTTCAGCAACTGAATTTCGTTTCTAGTAAAATCACTTTCCCCCTTCATTTTACGGTACATAGTAGCCTCATTGCATCCAACAGCCATAGCGACATCTTTCACAGATAAACCTAACTCAGCAAGCTTCGCCTTAAATAAATTTAATTTAAACATTTCTATCACCTCATTTCTTGCGTTTATGTAACTCGCATAGCCATATTAACACTTACGAAAACGCAAGTCAATACTTTTATGCAAGTTTTTTTAAGAATTTTATAATTTTACTTGCAAAAACGCAAATTTCGGAGTACTATAATATTGATTCAAGAGGTGATAGGAATGAATAACTATTTGACAGATAGAAGAAAAGAACTAGGATTGACAATGAAAGAAGTTGCTTGCGCTGTGGGTGTTTCAGAGGCAACTGTAAGCAGATGGGAAAGCGGAGCTATCGCTAATATGCGTAGAGATAAAATCGCAAAATACGCTGCAATTTTAAAAGTAACACCAACATTTATTATGACAGGAATCTCAGAAAACAATTCTGATTATGATTCCTTACCAGAAGGAGCTATTCCTTACACTCCTGAACCAATGGTGAACATTCCTCTAGTTGGTTCTGTAAGCTGTGGTATGCCCCTCTTTGCCGAAGATAATATTGAAGGTTATATTTCTACCCCCGAAAGCAGCTTAACTTCTGGAGAGGCTTATTTTTGGCTTCATGCTAAAGGGGACAGCATGATAAATGCTGGGATTCAAGAAGGAGATCTGTTGCTTATTCGTAGACAAGACGATGTCGATAATGGCGACATTGCTGTTGTTGCAATTAACGGAGATGAAGCCACACTAAAAAGAGTTCTGAAGAAAGAAAATGCCATTATTCTACAGCCCGAAAACCCTGCTTATGAAATGAAAATTTTTGTAGGAAAAGAAATGGAAAACATTCACATTAGAGGTAGACTAATGGAATTAAGAAAAAGTTTTTAAGACAAAAAACTCCCCCTGCGGTACTGCCAATACCACAAGGGGAAAAGAAAGCCGTTGCCTCGCAGCCTTCCTAAAGTCAATATATCACATTTTGCAACATTTTACAACTTAAGGGAGGAACAACTATGATCGATTTCAAAAACGGCGCTGTTTTTAAACTCAGCAAAGCAAAAAAATTTTCAAACCAAAACATTGTGCAGCCTTTATTTATTGATGGGGAAGAACTGATTGGGGAATATCAAGCGCTCAGGGACTTTGTTATTTTCACAAATAAGCGCATCATCTCCGTAAATGTTCAAGGTATTACCGGGAAAAAGAAGGACTTCTCCACATTACCATATTCAAAAATTCAGGCTTTTTCCATTGAAACTGCCGGAACATTGGATTTAGACAGTGAATTGGAACTCTATTTCTCTGGATTGGGTAAAGTAAAATTTGAGTTTACTGGAGAAAGTGATATTGTAAAACTCGGAAAACTGATTTCTGAAAAAATTCTTTGATAATTAAAAATCCCCCTTCCTGCGCCAACAGGAAAGAGGATTTCATATAAGCGGTCATACCGTGGTATAACAGCCCTAGACAAGCAAATTATACCACAAGACCGCTTTATTTGCCATACCCAAAAATATAAAAGGAGGTATGCCTATGAAAGGCGGAACAAGAAAACGTGGTAAAACATGGTCATATTATTTTGATGCGGCTGCAGTCGGCGGCAAGCGGAAAAAAATTGAGAAAGGAGGATTTCGTACCAAGAAGGATGCCGAAGCCGCTCTTGCAAAAGCCCTATCAGAATACAATAGAGCCGGAACAGTCTTTGAGCCATCAAATATCAGCGTTGGAGATTATCTGAATGAATGGATAGAACAATACGTCAAGTCAAATCTTACGACTAATACACTGGATAACTATACACAGCTTATCCGGACACATATCAATCCAGTCATTGGGCATTATCGTCTATCAACCATTCAGACAGCAACCATTCAGACAATGATCAATGACTTAAAAGAAAAAGGATATTCAAAATCCACTGTATCTTCTATCAAATGCATATTATCAGGTGCTTTTGATTACGCAGTAGAGCCATTACATTATTTGCAGACAAATCCATGTAAAATGGCTAGGCTTGGGAAATTTTCTGCCGAGCAAAAAACCAGATCTATCATTTCTCAGGCAGATTATGCTGATATGCTTAGTCTTTATCCATTTGGAACCTACGGTTATATCATCCTTCTGCTTGGATGGAACTGTGGATTGCGCATTGGTGAAAGCCTTGGATTAAGCTGGGATTGTATAGATTTTGATTCAAAAACAATACGCATCGATAAACAGCGTATTTTAAGTAAAAATGGATATGTTCTAAAGCCACCAAAATATGAATCAACTCGAATATTGCAAATTAGTGAATCTCTATGTGCTGAACTAAAGGCTGAGAAACGAAGGCAGTCTGAAAATGAAGTGTTTTACGGAGAGCATTACACTATCTATGAAACTGATTCAGTGAATAACAAAAATGAAAAGCTGCTCCGTGGAATAAATAAATCTAACCAGTCTCAAAACCGCATCTCATTTGTATGTATTCAAGATAATGGAACTTTAGTTACCAAAGATAGCGTCCGAAGACTTTCTCAAAAAATTAGAAAGCTTATATCCCCCGAGTTTGATTATCATTCTCTGCGGCATACACACGCTACATTATTGGTAAGCGCCGGTGTGAATATTAAAGCTATTCAACAGCGCCTAGGGCATAGAAACATCACAACAACTCTTAACACCTATGCCCACTGTACCGAAGATATGGAAAAAGCAGCGGTGGAGGCGTTTGAAAAAATATGCGCTGGTCCCCTGCCACCAAGATAAAATATATGGTGGCAAATTGGTGGCAATATCTAGTATTACATGATTATATGTCGTAGAAAGCCTGATTTTCCGGCAAGTTCATTTCGATAATTCCTTAAACAAATCTTAAAAGACTGGTGAAAAATGGCTGAAAAAAAGGACGAGCCTATCCTCAGGGGCTTCTTCATCAGAAAACAAAGAAAGCTGAAATCTTTATAGTACAAAGGATTCCAGCTTTCTTATTTTTACAGAATTTTATTGGGTATGTTTTCTTCTGAAGACAGCCGTTGCAGCTCCCCTTAAGAAATGAAGGAAAAAGAAAAACAATGTTTTCTTAAGAGGAGGCTGCTTTCGAATGGTCGTCCTTTTCCATTTTTTATTTAATCTAAAAACCGTTCGATTTCCGCCCAAAGTTCCTGTACGCCTATTTTCTTTTCGCCGCTGAAAGGAATCAGCACATCGTCAGGGCCCAGACCCAATGTTTTCCGGATCACAGAAAGATGTTTCTGGATCTGGCTGCGGTTGATCTTATCGGATTTGGTAGCGGCAATGATAATGTCATAGCCATAGTGTTTCAGCCAGTCATACATCATGATGTCGTTTTTGCCGGGCTCATGGCGAATGTCGATAAGGAGGATGATGGCGCGGAGTTCTTCCCGTTTCTGGAGATATTCCTCAATCATCATGCCCCATTTGGCGATTTCCGTCTTAGGCGCCTTTGCATAGCCATAGCCGGGCAAGTCTACCACATACATGCAGTCGTTGACGTCATAAAAATTGATGGTTCTTGTTTTGCCGGGCTGGGAGCTGGTACGGGCCAGGGCTTTTCTGCCCAGCATGGCATTAATGAGCGTAGATTTGCCTACGTTGGATTTGCCCGCAAAGGCAATTTCCACTTTGCCGTCGGTGGGATACTGGGAGAATTTCGTTCCCACTGCCGCCAGTGATGACTGT